GGGTAGTATTGCTTGTACACCGGTTGCGAAGTGTTGGGATCGATGTAGGTGCATCCAAGGAAAACACCAATCGTGGTGGCAGTTGCAGTGGTCGTGACCTTGGTGATATTCCCGGCTGAATTCAGCGTAACCACGTCACCGTAGAAGATGGCGGTGGTTTCGTTTTGTCCAATCGGGAGTTGCCGGGTCTGACCAGCATACACCTGACCACCCAGCAGGTTCACGGGAACCATGCCGTAGGGGGCAGATACTGTCGGGTAAGCCATGCTTTACTCCTTTAATCTCGCCTACCTCTGCTTGTGGTCGATTTACGCTCACTGAACATCGGCATACGAGGATCATTTTCTTTCATCAGGTTGGCGTCTACGGCCCGCGTCTGAGCGTCTGTTTGACTTTGAACCCAATCGGTTCGCTGTTCGACAAACTCCGTCGGCGTTTTGCAGAGCATCAACCCACCAATCTCGACCAGTCCAGTGGACTTGCCGGGATATTGCAGTTCTGAGTGATCTTCCCGCTTTACCGGAACCCATCCCTCTTCCTGCTTGGACATCATGTTGCGGTCATCCGCTTGCCCCAGAATCGATTTACGAATCCAGCGGTACGAATAACCATCTTCCCTTACGGGGTTGGGCAAACTTGAAGGCGGTGTCCAAGCCTTCTTGCGTAACCCATGTTCGCGAGTCTCTTGATCTCGTGGTGTGCGTTCAGCCATTTGCCATCTCCTTTGCGATTTGTTCGGCGTACTTTTCCAAGGGCACTCCAAGTCGCTTTGCAATGGCGACCTGAGTCTTTGTCAGCGTGACCTTTTTCGATCCCGCTGCACCTCTGGATGCAGGAGCGACAACGTTGGCGGCAGGCTTTGATGGCCTGAATTTTTGCGGGAATGAATCCCGAATGCGAGCGTCGAGTTGCTCGAAATAGGCGTCCGATCCGGCGACATATCCACTCTGGACGAGTTGATCGTGGATACCAAAGGCGGCCCCTCTCATGACTGGGTCTTCATCGAACCAACGGTTCTCTGTTACCCACTGACGGGTCCGTTCGTCAGGAACAACTTGTGGTTGTTGCCTAGTTTCTACTGGAATTTGCTGCTGTTGTAAAGGGGCTTGATAACGGGGCTGGTAATTCTCCATTTCCCGCTTGCCGACAACTGCCTCAGATAGTTTCTTCTGGGCGGCGATCATCTTTTCGGTGTCGCCTGCCTCGTAAGCCTCTTTGTATTCCCGCTCTGCCTGAGAAAGGATCGCCTCGTTGCGCTCCTTGCTGGTTTCCACCAACACCCTCTCACCCTGCGACAGACGCTCTTGCAGCAGCCGGTTTTGCTCGGCAATCTGCTGGGCGTAATTGATCGCTTCCTGATGCTCCCGGGCAAGGCGGTCCTTTTCCCGGCGCTCTTCGTGGTAAACGGACCTCAGTTGGCGAATGCGCTTCTGGACGTTCTCGGAATACTGCGAGATTTCGTCGTCAGTGACTTCGATTGCGCCTTTCGGCTCCGGTTTGCCTCGGTCTTCTGGGGGGGTGTCGTCTACGATCTCGATCTCGGGGCCACCCTCAATCTCAATCTCGACGTTCGGATTGTTGTTCTCAGACATAAATACTCCTTATAGGCGGGTAACTACCCGTGGATCGGCAACGACAGCCTCAACGGTGTCATCGTTGATGAGACGGAATTCTTGGTCGCCCTGCGGGGTGCTGACCTTGAACCTCGTCCCTGAATACGACCTCATGATGATGAAGTCGCCTTCTTTACACCAAGGCCCATCGGGGAACTTATCCGGGTCTTGGTACGCCTGCGGACCCAGTTTCACAACCAGACCCACAATTGACGCAATTTCCTCGCGCTGCCGAACGGATTCAGCAATCACGATCTGCGAATCCTTGAAGGTCTCCTCCTTCTTGGGGATCGCAATCAGCAGGCGGTAGCCTTTCGGCTCTGGTAATTCAAATTTGCTCTCGTCACTCATCAGGTAGTTCCTCTATGGCTCTTATTAGTCGTTGAAATGCGCGGATTTCGCCCACCAACTCACGGTAGGAGGCGTAATCCTCAACAGGGCTGAAGGCGAGCCGATCCTTCAGCGATTCCTGCTGTTTCTTCAGTTCGTCAAGAAGGTAGTCCCTTAGACCCAATGTTGGCTCCTATTTTTAGACCTTCAATTCGCTGCTTGGATTCAATGGATTTCTCCGCATCCATTGCTTTTGCTCCAATCTGCGCCCCTGCAATACGCTCCTGAGAGGCAATACGCTCTCGTTCGCGCTGGTCCTTCGCAACAAGGTCGGCTTCGCGCAGTTGCACGTCTGCTTGATCTTTGGCCTTCTTGCGTAGAACCTCTGCCTCGCGGATGTCCAACTCGCGTTGCTGCTGTTGGATGACCGGGTCTTGTGCGGCTTGCTGCGCTGCCTTCATTGCAGCCTCTGCCTGATCCTTTGCCAGCAGTTTGTCGGACGCCGCAGCCACGGCGCGGGACAGTTCCACCTCGATGTCCTCGGGCAGTTGCTCGTCCGGGGGAGGAAGCGGAACACCCAGCATCTTCTCGATCTCGACACGGTACTGGAAGCCGATGTGCTCGTTGATGTGGGCCATCATGGCGGCTTGAATCAACTGGGCGCGAGGGTTCTGACCAACGATCTGCTGCACTTTCGGGTCTTGCATGGCGTTCATGTGGACCTTGATGTGTGCTTCGTGGTCCTGATACAGGAAAGCCTTGACCGGCTTGCCCGTCATCACTGCCATGTTCTCCGAAACGGGGTTCATTGGCTTCTGATCGTCCTCAATCGGGATGATCTTGGCGACGTTCTTGATGCCCAAGACCTCCAGCATCTGACGGTGCAGTTGCGGCAGGTCGTAAATCTGGGGTGCGCCTTGCGCCAATTGCAGTGCGGCTTGGTATTGCACCACCCGCTGGGCCATCGTCGATGCGTTGGGGTCAGACACAGGGATGATGTCCACAGTGTCGTAGTCAGTTTTCTTGGCCTTTTTGGGCGCATCGACCTCGTAGGAGTAGGTGTCGGGCGTGTAGTCGCGCACGATGGCGGCAATAAGTTTGAACTCTTGCTTCATCGCGGCATGGACACGGGCCTGCACCGCGCTCATCACCTTCAGGGTTCTCTCAAGCAGCGCCAGCGTGGTTCCCACAGGCGCTTGAGCGGACATATCCGCAAACTTGATGTCTGCCACGGATGCAAAACGGCGACCTTCTTCAACGATGGTGTTGAGCAGGTTAAACAGCGTGGCGCTCGGCTCTTTGTACGGGAGGGGGACGACCGAATCCTTGATGGTCATGCCCGTCACGTCCACATCTCGCCATTCACCCGGAGCAATCGGGGTGTCATCCCCCTTGACGCGCAAATCTTTGGACTTGAAACCCCCGGGGAGGTTTGACAGAGTGCCTGCGTCAACGAGTTGTCGAAGGATCGATGTCGCACTCTTTGCAAAGCCGCCCACGAGGTGGATCAAGCCAAAGCCGTAGAAACCAAAGCCGGGGATGTAGGTGTAGTGCGTGAAGTGCATCCGCTTCTGTTGAGTCGGATCGTCTTCAAGGTAGTTGCGACGGATCGCCAAAACCTCGCCGGTCGATGCCAGCGTGATCACATAAGGCAGAGCGATGCCGTTTTCGTCCTCGTATCCGGGCAGGTCGTAGTCGATGTGGACTTCATAGAGCAGGTAACGGTCGTCATCGACGATGTTTACACCGGCCTCTTCGTCCTTTTTCTTCTCAATTTCTGTGATGTTGCGCTGCGGCTCTTCTAGTTCGATGTCACGATAAAAGCCAGCGACTTGCAGTTTCTTGATCTGGTTCTCGGTCTTCCGCATCCGGTGCGAAACACGGGGAGAAGACTGAAGATCAGACGCTCCGTAGGGGACGATGATGTCCTCTGCCGGGACAAACATGGCGACTTGGCGGTCAAGACTGGGGTCGAAGTAGACTTTCTTGAATGCCGAGCCGGTGATGGGCAGACTCCACAACAGGCGCTCATGCTCGTTGCGGTACTCGGTCATCACCTCGGTCAGTTCGTAGTTCATGTCGTCCTGAACTCGCGCTGCCGCTTCTTCTTTCTCGCGGGTGACCTTGCCGATGATCTTGGTCTTCACTGGGCCAGATGCCGGAAAGGTTTCCAGAATGGTTTCTGACTGAAACTTGACGACAGACTCAGAAAGGATGGGGTGGTACACACCACACGCGCCATCCCAAGGCTCAGTGCGCTCGTCGATCTTCAGACCGAGCAGGCTCAAGCCCTCTTTGTAGGTTTTCTCCCAGTCTTTGCGGGAGGTCAGATCGTCTTTGATAAGGGAGAGAATCTCCTCAGAAACCAACTGAAGAGCGCCCTCGTCCATCTTTTCTGCGAGGTTTTCGTCGAAGGAGGCAAGCGTCACCTCTACCTCAACCACAGGCTCCTCGCCCTCTTCCTGCTCCATCTCGATTTCGATCTCGACTTCCGGGGCAGTCTCAGACAGCGCCTCAATGCCGGGGGGAAGTTGGTAGAGTGATTTTTCCATAGCCGTCCTTAGTAATACGCCGCCTTGCGGGGTACAAACATCCCATCAGCCTCGTCGGACGCCAGTTGAATAAAGCCCCCCTGCCTAAACCGCAACAACGCTTGCGTGGTTGAGTCCACCAAATCGTCGTGATCGCCGTTCGGGAAGGATGCAAGTTCTTCAACAAGTTCATCAGCCCAGCGGGTTTCAGGTCTCCACACCATGCCGGACGCAAAAAGGTCTGACACAGCGTTTACACGGGCTATCTTATCTGAGCCTTTGCTCGGTGTATATTCGGAGATAGGGATGCCCATCTTCCGCATCTCATAGATCAGTGGTGCTCCAGCCGCCTTTTTCTCCACAATGAGCGTGTCCGGGTTCCATTCTTTCCAGAAGTCGAAGGCTGTTTTCTTGAGTTCTGGGAACTCCATGCGCTCCTTGAACGCATCCAAGACGATGATGTTCGGAATCTCCTGACCATCCACGTCACGATAAAAGACGCCCCAAGTCGTGCAAGCAGAGTAGTCAGCGCGGTTGCTCTTTTCAAAGGCTGTGTCCCACGATTGGATGATGTAATCGACCTGCGGCGGTCGTTCGTTTTCCCAAATCTGCCACATTTCGCGCTTAATGATCGCGCCTTCTTCGGAGGTTGGGTTTTGCTGGTACTGAGCCTCCCACTTGCCGACCGGAAGTTCGGCCTTGATGGCCTCCAGTTCCTCTTGCTTCCAGAACTCGGCCCAGAGGGGCTTGCCGGACGGTAGAAGCGCCGGTAATTCGATGACTTCCCAGTCCTCCAAGTCCTTCTTGGCTGCGGAATTGAGAATCTGCCCGGTGAGATCGCGCTTGGACCAGCGGGTCATCACGATCACAATGGCTCCACCCGGCTGCAAACGCTGGCGAGGACCGGACGAATACCACTCATAGACCCGGTCATAGACTGCCGGGTTGCCCTGCATAGCCTCTTGTTCGCTGTGCGGATCGTCAATGATGAGAACGTCCGCACCTTTACCGGTCACCGCACCCCCGACACCGATAGCGAAGTAGTCGCCGCCCTTGGAGGTGTTCCATCGACCAGCGGCCTTGGAGTCTGCCGACATCTTGGTCTGGAAAATCTCCTGATAGTCGGGCGAACCCACCAAATTTCGCACTTTTCGACCAAAACCGACCGCCAATTCAGCCGTGTGGGCGGTCTGAATGATCTTCTTTTCGGGGTACAGACCCAGAAACCAAGACGGAAAAAGAAAGGATGCGAACTCGGATTTGGTGTGCCGGGGCGGCATATTGATGATCAGGCGCTTCAACTCGCCTCTGGCAACACGTTCAAACGCATCTGCCATGATCTGATGGTGCTTTCCGGGGATGAATGCTGACCACATCTGCCGCACGAAGGGCATGAAGTTCTGTCGGCAGCGTTCGCGCTTGTCTGCCTGCAAGAGAGTGTGGATTTTCTCAATCTCGGGGGAGCCTTCTGGCAGCGTATCGAGCAGCGCCAGATACTGTTTGATTTCGTCCCGGGTGAGAAGATCGCTCATAGGGCCAGCATTTCCTCGACCGAGCGGTCCTTGAGTTTCATTGTTCGCACTTTGTGCGGGGTCGTGACCAGAAGACCCTGTTTCTCAAGGCTGTGGACAATCCTGTGGATATTGGAGCGCGATTTCATCCCAAGACCCGTGGCGATGTCTTGCATAGAAGGCGCGAATCCCTTCATTTTGATGTAGGTCTGGATGAATTCCAGAACCAGTCGCTGGCGCTCTGTCACTACCACTCCTCGGTTTAAACGATGGAGCAGAGTTTAAACACGAACAATCGTTCGTGCAAGTGTTTTTTTTGGAAATGGTGCTGGCAGTAGGAATCGAACCCACAACCTACCGCTTACAAGGCGGTTGCGCTACCGTTGCGCCATGCCAGCGTTATCTGAATTGTCGGGAGAATTCGACCAGATGGGGGTGTTGGTCTAACTCCCCTTGGTCGTAGAGGTTGGCTGTTTCAATGCAGCGCATGAGAAACAGGTCTTGTTCGGAAAGCGGGGAGCCGTCCATCAAATCCTGCGGCCTGTTTAAACGGGCAAAGAGCCGGACAAGCCGATCCACCTCATTCCCGAAGGACTCTTTGACCAGTGTGCTCTCCCAAGGAAGGCAAGCATCCTTGTAGGCGTTCGTGCCGAAGACCGAATGCAGACCTCCGGCGACTGCCAGAATGTCCCCGATCCCGACCGACTTCATGAGGTGGAACACCCGCATTAAATGGTCCATCAGACTGCCATCTTTGTGGGGTTTCTGGTGTGCGTTGACGTT